GACACAATCGCCATTTGTTCTTCAAATGAAATTATACTCCCATCCTCATTTAGTGAGTGAGGTCCGTACATTTGCATCGAAACTTTTCCTCCGCCACACATTTTTGTTATGGCTATTTTATCGTTAACTGTTGATTTCCTATTCATATAATTTAAAATCGCATTTAAACATACATCAGGACTCCCTGTTATCTCTGTCTCCCAAAATCGAAAGACTTTCCAACCTTGTTTGTGCAACTCTTCATTGACTTCTTTATCGCGTTCTATATTTCGTTCGATTTTAGAGTGCCAAAACTCACAATTGCTTTTATGGTCATTCTTTCTAATATTCCAATTTCTACCATGCCAAAACTCACCGTCACAAAATATCGCAATTTTAGACCCTCTAATGACAAAATCAGGTTTACCAAATACCGACTTATCATTTTTGCGATACCTTATTCCAGCGTTCCACAGGAATTTCCCAAACACCAATTCAAGTTTGGTTCCTTTACCTTTATTTGCAGCCATATTTTTATGGCGTTGTTCCTTTGTCAAATGATCCATTGGCAATTTTTGAGTTATAGCATTTATATTTTTGAAATTATGTTTTACTTTAATGTTACAGCTTATCATTCTTGCACCTTCTCACATATATATAAATAAGTATTTCCGATTTTATTTTTATCGGTTACTTTATATTGAGGCTTAAATTCCTTTAATTTTGTGATATCCTCAAATGATATTCCATTTCCCTTTTGTATGTCATATTCATTTGTTGTTCTTGCCTTATATGTACTATAATCGACTTCTCCAGTAGATTTTCTGTCAAGTTCATTAACATCTTGTTGCATATTTAACCAAGCTACGCCTTTATATTTCCATTTTTTTTCTGGTTCTCCGTGGTCTTCTATCTCTTCATATTCTGATATATATACTTTTGTTAAATCTCGTAATAACATTACTTAATCCTCCTTAGCCCAGATTTTATAATGTCATTTCTTAACTTATCTATAATATCTTCAAACGATGTTGAAATAGAACCCTCGTTTCGACTCGTTAAGCCCTCAGCACCTCTTGACAGATATATTGCTTTTGTTGCTTTTTTTATATATGGAAATAATTTTTCGTCGTTTTTTTGTCTATTAGAAATATCAGAGGCAATAGAGCTTACTTCCTCTAATATTTCACTTAGAACCTCTTTGTCGTCTTTATAATTAGCTCCCAAATCAGCTATTATTTTATCTATATTACTGGTTTCTGCCATTTCTATTGCCTCCTTAATTATTCTTTTTCAGCTTTTGGTTCAGTTTCTTTTGCCTTTTCTTTCTTAGCTTTTGGTTCAGTTTCTTTTGCTTCTTTATTTATTCTTAGTCCTATAAATGTTGCCATCTTGTTCACCTCCTAGCCTTCGTATGAGCAATATACACCAGCTAATTTGTTTTCGTATACATGTCCATATAAATTATTGTTTCTATATTTGAACACATTGCTGTCTCCGTTTTGATCTTCGTCTGGTGTAAAGTATTTGATGAATTGATCCATTGCTGTTACTACTGCTGATTTCTCAACGCATAAGAAGTTTATATCTTTTCCACCTTCTATTAATTCGTAGTAATCTGATGTTGAAGGATTTCCTGTTGGAGAAGTTACTTTTGAATATGTTCCAGAACTTTCTGTGTAATATGCCTTTCCTGATACTACAGCTGTATCTTTTGACTTAATGTATGTATCTTTTGCTTTTTCATATCCGTAATTTTCTTTTCCATCATTTAATGTTACTGCTGTATACATTCTTGTTTGAGGAACTTCAATTATTGTTTTAAATCTCTCTAAAACTTTCTTTGATTTAGTTGTATCTAAGTCATCTATCATTCCTTTTAATGTTGGTGTTATAAATAAAATTCTGTTTTCTGTTGAAACTTCATCTTCGTCCATTTTGTTTGTACAAGCTCTTAATGCACTTACTACTCCTGCTCCATCAGAAAGAGTCTCCTTCTTTCTTGATATTCCATCTACTCCTGCAATTTTTGCAATTCTTGAAGCATCTGTTTCAGGAACTACTTTAGTTCTTACAAATTCTCCAGATAATCTAGCAAAAGGTAATCCTAATGCTTCTTGATTGTCTAATCTGTCAATTCTTAAATCTTGACTTCTTTCTTTGTCGTATTTTACTGTTTCCCATTTGAAACTTGTTGAACCTTTTGTGTATCCATCATTTCTTGAGAAATCTCCTAAACCGTCCATATCTAGTTTAGCTACTTTTATTTCTCCGTTTAGGCCTTTTTGTACTGTTGTTTCATCTCCATCTAAGATAGATGTTTTTGCTTCATTCTTGTATACCTCGTCCAATTTAGGTAGGTAAATTGTTGATAATTCAATATTGTTCATTTTTTATTCTTCCTTTCTTATTTTAGTCCCATTGCCTTTCTTATTGCTTCATCAGCACTTGACTTATTACCAGATGGGTCCGGATTGTATGGTGGTTTTTCTTTTGACCACTCATTAACTGCTTTCTCAACAATTCTGTCTTGAATTGCTTTTATAAGTTTTGTCTTTTCTTGTAATTGCTCTGCTGTCATGTTTTCATAGTCGAAAAGATTTAAAAATTCTGGATCAAATGCTGTATCAGGTGCTGTTGCAATCTTAAAACCTTCGTCTTTTAAATCCCTAGCATTTAATTTTCTTTGAATTTTTTCATTCTCTTCTGATTGTTTCTTCAATTGATATTGAAGTTTTTGTGTCTCATTCATCTGAGCTAATTTTTCTGCTTCTGACTTTTGTGTATCTTGTTCTAATTTCCACTGTTCTTTTAATTTTGTTTCATGTGTTTGTATTGCTTTCTGAACTCTTCTATCAAATTCTGCTTGATATTCTTTGTTTGCTAGAACATCGTCAAAAGTCTGTGTTTGGTTGTTTTGATTGTTATTCGTTACATTATTTGCCCCGCTTACATCAATGTTTGTGTTATTTGCGTTTTGGTTTTCGCCTTCCATATTTTCTCCTATCCCAACTTGTTCTTTTGCCCAAATTGTTACATTTAAAAATTCTGTTGTTCTTTATAGCCTGCAATCAGTAAAAAGGCATAAAAAATAGACGTACGTCTACGTCTAAAAATTTATAATTATAAAATGTTAATAACTTATTTATTAATTGAATGCTCCAGTGTATCTTTTAATACATTATCTGGTGTATCAATTTTATTTGTTGTTTTTATTATTTCATTTCTCTATAATATTACAAAATAGCCCTATAAATGGCCTAAATATTGTTATTATAGTAAATATAATCCAATACCAAGTTGGCATTTGTAATTTAATGCTTAATATTAAAACTAATAACCACATATTATTTTTCCTCCCTTGTTACTCCTTTTATAGCCCAAAATTGTGCTTCTTCTAATTTTGTTAATGCTAATGATGTTTCTCTACCTGATTTACACTTTAAATCTATTTCATCATAGATAATTGAGAAACATTCTCTTATATGTTGTATTCTGTTGTTTTTTTCTTCATCTACTGTTAAATATTTTGCTCTATCGTTCATTTTTCCACCTTCTTTCCATAATAAAAGCACCTACTTCTTAGTAAGTGCTATTTGTTTTTTTTATTTGAACTGGTTTTTGTATGCTATCGTATTTATTAGTTAATTCTTCTAATTTATTTTTTATTCTTTTATCTATTTTTTTTATATCAAAACCATTAGGATATATTGCCATCATTTTTTTTACTGCTTCTATATATCTTTCCGAATTTAAAACATATTGTACTTGTTCTTCTGTCATTTCAAAACCTCCTTAATGTAATTATATAATTCTATATCTTTTCTTTTTAGTAATTTATTTTCTTCAAAATAACATCTAAATCCTTCTGAAAAATATTCTCCTAATGTTCTTGTGTTAAACTTGTATGTATTATAATCTATAATATAATTGTTATCTATATCATTGTCATATATTCTTCTTTGATATTCTGATATAAACTTTCCTGTATCATTCAAAAACATATTATCTTGATAATACTTTATATTTTGTGTATCTGTTATTATATTTATATCCTCTAATCCTTTTTTCTGTATTTCTATGTACTTTTTATCATGTAATAAATCTAATTTTGTTTCTATTGTATGACCTATTTCGTGTAATATCTCATATTTATCACTATCTTTTAATAGATATATTATATCCTTTCTCCTATCATAGCAACTATTATCTTTAGATATTTTAAATTTTGTATCTTTTATAAGTCCTTGAATTTTTATTGGTAATGCTTTTATAGCTTTTTTTATATTACTATCTAGATTTTTGCTATTAGTATAGTTATTTTTTCTTATATAATCAATATTATTATACTCTGCTTGTTTTTGTTTTTCAACTGGTGGCAAATATCTTATTGTACTTCGGCACCAGTGCCAATAATACATTATTGGAGGTAGATTAATTCCGAGGTACAAGCCCTTTTACACTAACTGGCATAATCTTAACATCTTTTTTACTGTTGCCCCAATACCTATCAAATTTATTTTCTTTGTTTATATAGAATCTCATCATATTCATTGATTGACACATTTCTGTACTATGTTCATCCGTTACTGCCCAAAATTCTACTTGTGCATCATCGTCTGCATTTGATTTTATTCCTTCTAGTTTAGCTAAATTGTTTAGGCCTATCATTTGTAAATCTACTGCACCTGATATCTTGTCATTATTCATATTAAGTTTTTGATTATTTTGTCTATTTATTATTATTTGAAATTCATTAGAATCGATTTCTAGGTATTTTTGTTGTTGTATATTTAAAATTGCTTGTTTGTATATTTGTTGAGCATTATATTGTATTGTAGCTTCAATATATTGTTTCCAATTAAAGCCTGAATAATTAGGTTGGTCTAATAATACAAGAAATAAAGCCATCGCTAATATTGATGGCTTTTTCTTCTTATTTACTTCTTTCTGTCCTTGTTCATAGTAATAATTAGCATCTTCATACATTATTTGTTTTTCTTGTTTTTCAAGTTTGTTTTGTTCCTCTATATATGCTGAATATATAAGTAACTCTAGTATTTCACTATTCTTTACTCTTGTTCGATTGTAAATATTATTTGCTAATACACTAAAATAGTTATTATTTTTTAGCAATCCTTGTTCTTTCCATTGTTCTATGTATATATTTATTCTCTTCTTATTTTTATTATCTACTATGTCATATATATTCTCCGATGTAAAATTAAATGTGTCAAATAGTTCTTGCAAGCGATTTTGAGTTTGTTTTGATGTTTTATTGTATAGTTGCTTTAATTGTTTCATATAATCATCGTGTTGTTCCCACATATAAAGCACCTCTATTCTAATGTTATTTTCACTTCATTTAATTTACATGCAATATTATTAGTTATTGAATCATCCTCTTTGTTTTCAAAGTGTATTTCATTATCAGAAATATTTAGGTATATAATCTTGTCATATATTTTGTTACTGTATTCTATCTTTAATCCTTTATTGATTTTTGGATTATATGGGTTTAACATCATTTTTTTCTCCATTCCTTATTAAATTATCTTGCTTTCCATTATCTTGTTTTGATTTATTGTTGACTATTTTATTATTGGTTTCAACTTCTGTTGTATCTTGTCCAATCTTTGCCATGTTTTCTAAATTCTTTTTAATATTTTCTTCATTTTGTTTATCTATCTTTTCTAGTTCTGAATTGCTATCTAAGTCATCTGGTAACATATCAATTATACTTGCATCACTTAGTAATCCTCTTAGTTTTAATGCTCTTGTTGTTTCTGTGTCTTTGTCTGTTGGTAAATTTCTTTGTAAATCAATTTTTATGCTCCTAAAGTCATAAGATTTATGTTTTCTTTTATTTATTCTGTCTATAATGGTTTCCCATCTTCTTAATATTGCTTGTTTAAAATGTTTATCTGCATCTGTTATCATCTGCTCTAATGCAAAGAATTTTCTATCTAATGCACTTGCATTATCTGCGTTGGTAAATCCTAAGTCTGTTATATTAGGCACTCCACTTATCATAGCAATTAAATCTATTAATGTCTTTTTATGATTTTCTAATGCTGTATCTTGTACACTCTTTTCAACCCAAGCAATATCGCCTGAATTGTCTGGTGTATAAAATACTTGCATTTTCAATAACGCTTTGTCTTCTTCTTCTCTTGCTTTGTTAACTACTTGCTTAGGTTGTCCATTTTCATCTAATTCCGGATTACCTTCTTTATCTAATTTTGTTGTCATTAATTCATTTTGTGGTGCATAGCCTGTTATTTTTAATTTTGCATCATCATTATATTGGAACGTATTTCTACTATTTTGTATTACTCTTTCGTAAGCACAAATTAATGAGACTACCAATTCAAAACTTGATAGTCCCATTTCATTTTCTATTGCAATACAAGGAAGCATATTCCATTTACTTTTTTCAAATTTCTGTTTATCTTCTTGTAATTTTTTATAATCATTTGGTGTTGGTGAATAGTATCTTTTACCATTTATTGTTGTTAATTCTACTATTGTTATATCTGCACCGTTTTTATCTCTTTCAGTCCATTTCCTTAGTTGCCCTATTTGTTTTACTGGTGTTGAATAATCAAATATTCCTATTGTATTTAATGCACTTTGTTTTGTATATACTATTTCATTATCTTCATTTTCATATAATACTTCATAGCACCCTCTCATTCCAAAATAGTCAAATGCTAAATCAAAAAATTCTGTTGAATCATCATTATATTTACTTATATAATCTATAAGAACTTTTAATTCTTCATCTTTATTTGCATCTATATTAAATATTTTATTAAACAACTTCTTTATTATATTTAATTTTGTTGGATCTGATATTTTTTCAACATCATATACTGGTGCTTTTCCTGCAAAATACCCCGTTACCATTGAATTAATATAATTTTCAAATGCAACTTTTATTTTGTCATCATTTATACTTACTAGCTCTGAATTATCTGTTTTTCTTCTTATTCTTTCATATAATTGTTTTCTTGCGTTCCACTCTTTATCCGCTAACATTAATATTTGAGCTACACTATTTTCATTCTCTAGTGTTTCTTCGTTCCACTGTATCATTATTTTTCCTCCTATACTGGTTTTACATATCCAAATTGTATTGTATTTGGTCTTGGGTGTTCATAAACTCCCGTTAAGCAATCTTCAGCATCATCATGTTCATTCTTTCCTGCTCTTACATAATGTTTTAAATGTTTTGCAAATTCTGGCCATCTATCTTCCCAATTAATCGGGAAATATATATTATTCATCACTCCAGTTGAATTGCTTAATATTCTTGCGACTTTATTTTCTCCCTGATGAAACCAATTTACTTTTGTGTGAGTATTCTTTAACTCCTTTAGCTCTTTTTGTACGTTCCTTGCAAATCCTCGTCCACCGTTATTGCTTTCTATATTGGCATTTCCCACATTATCTTTTGTTAACATTCTGGCTACAGCAGGTTCCGTTACTTCCATAGATTCTTGTGTATAAATAACGTCTAAGACGTAGTATTCATTGTTATACATCTGATAATCTATTGAACATAAATAATCCTCGCCTTCATCTGCAGTATCTGTATAATTCATAATATAATGTGCTGGTGGTAATTTTTCATAAGTTTTAAATGCTGTATATAATCTATTCTTCACATCTATTGGCTCTTGTTGGTAGTTCGCATATATAATGTCTTTATTCATATTTTTAGTTTTTAATTCATAGTCTTCTTTATTTAATATTGCATCACACAACATTGAGCCATCTTCTTGAACTGCTTTATAGTTTATATGTCTCACATTGTCATAATTTTCTAATATATAACCAGCCAAATCATTGCTGGACCATCTTGTCATAATAATTATCAATTTGAATCCTGTTTCTGTTCTTGATAACATTGTATTGTTAAACCAGTCTATTTGTTTTTGTAAGACATTTTCGTTGTATGCCTCTTCAACATTCTTTATTAAGTCATCTATTATCATTAAAGTACAACCAAAACCAGTTGCAGTTCCTTTTGGTGACGTTGCCAAATAATTTGCTTGTCCACTTCCATCTAAAGCCCATTTATTTGCACTAGATTCGCCAAATTTAATTCTTGTATCCGGAAATATGTCATTATATACTATTATTCCTTCTGTCTTTTCTGAGGCTATTGTATCTCTTACTGATTTTGCAAATGTTGTTGACAATATTTCATTATATGAACCCGTCATTACTTTTTCTTTATTATTGTTTCCAAATACCCATTCAACCAATTTTCCTGCTGTTCTTGATTTGCCATGTCTTGGTGGCATATTTATTACGCAAATTCTATCATCACTTTTGTAAAAGTCTTGTAATTCATTACACATACTTTTTAAAAATTGTCTATCATCTTTATAAAAATCTGGTGCAGTTAATTTACAATATTCAAAAAAATCACGTCTGGCTAATTCCAAACGTGCTTGTTTTTTTAATTCTTCTTTCAGATTATTATTCATTTAATATCTTTCTCAACTCTTCTGTTGTCATTCCTGAAAATGGATTATTAACTTCTCCAGATATATTGACTTTTTCTTGTGGCTTTTCTCCTATTGTATCTCTTAACAATTCAAATGCTTTTGTATTGCCTTTTATCGCTTCTTTCCATAATGCAAACACTGCACAACTTTTATTACTTACCTCTTTATCTGCAAATCCATACTCTATCATCTGCTGTTTTAAGCTTTCATCTGATACTTGACCATTTAAAAACTTGTTTATTATCTCTTTAAAAGTTTTATTTTGTTGCCTTTTCTTTGCACTTGCTTTTCCTGCTTTACTTGCATTTTTTCGGCGTTGACTCGGAGTTAAATCTTCATTTTTTATTAAATTTTGCAAATTTGCCATTTTTCTCACCTACTTTGTTGTTTTTATATTTCTTTCCGAAGCACTGCTCATTATATCTGCATAACTCACACTTGTACGTCATGCAGTTAAAATAATTAATCTTTTCTTTCATAGTACGCACACTTTGTTATGACTACGTCATTTAAGGCGGATATTCTTATCTCGCATAAGTCTTTATCTTTATTTTTACAGTTCTTACAGTTTTCTTTTACATATTTTTCATATCTTTCTTCGTTAGTCATAACAACACCTCTTTCGTTATTTTATAAAATACTAGAAAATGATGTAACTGCACATCACTTTATACTATTTTACGGCACTAGGAGCTCCTATACTAGAAAGGAGCAATTACCTATAACCTAGATTTATAATTTTCGCGTTTCGGATAAATTACTAACACCGCCATTTTTTCTCGTATAATAGTAAACCGCTCTTTGTAATTACATCTAGCATCGCCAAAAGAGTAAAAGCTTTGGTTGCGATGGTTAGAGTTGCACTAACTATCTTCAGCTTATGAGACTGACGAGATTTCTGGTTCTCCACAATCGCAATATGTAGGCAATGTATTTTAGCCCATTGCCTTAAAGGCTTACTATATTTCTATTTATATGCCTCTAATATAGAAAAAGGTTAAGGCTTAACTAGAATTGCCTTTTATATACGAATCTTATGAAAGGAGTGTGCTTAGTAGCAACATATATATCAACTTATCTAGTATCAGTTAATAGCATAAATAATAGAGCCAACTTTTTGTTAGCTCTTTTCTGTTTATATAGTCTTACCTATCTATCCACGATACTATTATAGCACTTTTTGTGGTAGCATTCAGTAGCATTTGGTAGCATTATTTTATATTATCAAAAATATTTAAAGCAATTCCATTCATCCTCTTTATATGCTCATAATTGTATCCCATTTCTGCAGCAATAACTACCAGGCTTTTTCCTTGTATATAAAACTTATCCAGTATATTTTTGTATGGTTGTTTTACCTTATCTAATTGCTCTAAAATTTGCATTTGCTTTCTATTTTCCTCTTTTACTTTTTCAAGTAGTTCATCTATACTATCTATCAGTTCTGCGATTTTTTCCGCTTCGCTATCTTGTATCTCTCTGCTTCCCTTTGGCATATCTGATAAAACACTAATCAATTTATTTATACTTGATTTATATTGCTCAATATACTCTATTCTACCTTTTATCCACTCTTGTGTATGTCTATAACCCTTTAAATCTTCTCTGTTCATTTGTACCTCCTACAATTTATATCTTTACATTCTCTGGATGCACTGTTAGTTTGGGTGGTTCAATCTGCTGTTTTAGCACTCCTAGTTGATACAGACTGAACGTTTCCTTATATCCGTACTTCTTATTTTTGTATAGAAACGTTGTTGCATTGTTTCTTTTTACAAACTCATATTCTTGTTTATCCTTTATTACTACTCTTGGTATCTTCATATGTTTTCCTCTTTCTTTTTCAAATTCAATACATTTTATACTTGTTTTTGAGAACTTCACTTAATTTTTTATATAAACTTTACTGTTTTTTGTTTATTTTGTAATTTATAATAATTCTTGTAATGTTTTTATTCTTTCATCAGTTCTAATCTCTAAACACCATAATACAGTTTCTTCTTCTTTAGTTTTTGATTTTTCTCTTCGTCTAGATATATCTTCTAATTTACCTTTCAATTCTTCTATTGTATCTTCTATTTTTTTCTTTGAAATATAATTCTTATCTACATAGTCTAAATCTAATTGTTTTGAGTATTCTTCATTCTCTTTTTGTAGTTTTTTTATATATTCTTTATAATGTTCAATTTGTTTGTTTAATATATAATACTGTTGATTTTCTACTATATATGCAACAGCACTTCTCTTTGATTTCTGACCATCTTCATATCCTTGCATATATCCTAACGCTTCATTTTGTGCTAATGCTATCATTTGATAATTATTATTCCTATCTTTTTTTAATTCTTCATTCTCTTTTTTTAATTTTTCTATTAGATTTAATAAAATTTTAAATCTAATTTGATGATTTTCAAAGCTATCTTCTTCCGTTATTCCTAATGCCTTCAATAAATTTTCAGTATCAAAATCTACACTAAAACTAACTTCTTTGTTTTGATAATATTCAATAGCTTTCTTTTCTTCCTCGTTCATAGCTCACTCCTCACAGTAATGTAAAATATCATTTTCCATTTTATATGTTTTTTTAGTATGTATATCTACATAGTATATTATCTCATTTTTGTAATCATCTTTAACAGGTTCTATTGTGATTGTCCCACTTGTAGTTATATTCAACGCAATACTTATTATTGCAATGAGTGTTCCTGCAAAAAATCCCAAAATAAATCCTCCCAATCCATCCATAATTTATTCCTCACTTTCCAATAGTTTTTGCAGAACTCTCTTTTGCTTGCCTAACTGTATTATTACTGCATCATTGTGTTCATAAGCTATCATTTTGTTTATTTCTTCTATCTTGTCTTTTATTTTTTGCTTTGGAATATAATTATTATCTACTATATTTTTATTTTTTTCTTGTATATCTCTAAACTTTTCGTATGTTATTTTAGATTTTTTTAATTCTTCATTCTCTTTTAATACTCTTTTATAATCTGATAAAATATGTTCCAAACTTATTAAATCTTCTATATCTAATATTGCTGTTATATTTTCATCTTTTGCATCTATTTCTTCTTTAGATAATTCTATTATTTCTTCTATGTTCTTTATATCTTCTTCTATACTATTTCCTTTCACTAGAACACCTCCTAATTTTTTGCTTTAAAATTATAGATTGGTTTTATTATTTTTTTAATCTCCACTGTGTCTTGTATATTCTCTATTATTTCTTGCATAGATTTATACACAAACGGAGCTTCATCTATCGTTTCTTCTACAACTGATGTTGTATATATACCTTCCATAGCTTTTTTAAATTTTTCTAGTTCGAACGTTTTTTTTGCTTTCATTCTTGACATTATTCTTCCTGCTCCATGTGGTGCGGATTGATTCCAGTCCTTATTTCCTTTCCCTGCCGCTATAATACTTCCATCTCTCATATTTATTGGTATTAGAACTTTTTCACCTTTTTTAGCTGATATAGCTCCTTTCCTCACTATATTATCTTCAAAAGATATATAATTGTGTATTGTTTCAAATCTATTGTTCATAATAGGTGGATAATCTATTTCTGGAACATATGTTAATTGAAAATAGTTCATTAAAATTTCTTTTGCTATTTGCAATCTGTTCAAACTTGCATATTCTTGACATATTTTCATATCATGTAAATACATTTCTCTATATTTTCCTTCTAAATAGCATAAATCTTTTGGCAAATTAGGTTTATTGTTTTTATATTCTTTCTCTAATTCTTTTAATGCTTTTTGTATTTCTGATTTTTTCCCTTGTTGTTTATATTCATTAATTAATTTTTCTTTTTTATAAAAATATTCTTCTTTTCCAGAACATAATTCTATTGCTAAGTTTTGATAATAGTCAGCTACTTGTTTGCCTAAATTTCTACTTCCTGTGTGTATTACTAAATATTTGTTACCTTCGTCATCTATATCAACTTCTATAAAATGATTTCCACCACCTAATGTTCCTAATGCTCTAGCAAATTTTTTACTTTCTTTTAATTCTCTCAAACAATACAATTCTTTTATTTTTTCAAAATCCATTATTTTTTGTTTTCTTATATTTCTTCCTGCTGGTATATATTCATTTATTATATAGTCTAGTTTCCCTAAATCTAAATTGATATTACCTAATTCTACACATAGCATTCCGCAGCCTATATCTACTCCAACAATGTTTGGTATAACTTTATTTCCTAAATCGGCTGTAAAACCTATTACACAGCCTTTTCCAGCATGTACATCTGGCATTATTCTTACTTTACAGTCTTTAAATGGTTCTTGCTCTAATAATTCATCTATTTGTTTTATTGCTTCTTCTTCAATATTTTTAGTGAATATTTTTAAATCTCTATTAGCTGTTTGCACTATGTATCACTCCTCTCTAATTCTTCTAAAATTCTATCAATAGCATAACAATAAGGATAATTTCTATTGCCCATACCTTTTAAAGTATTTGACCAGTCTTTTAATAATGTTTTATTATACTCTAAATCATCATTGTATTGTTTATGTTCTATATAATACTTATACCAATATTCGCTTTTTTCTGTTGATGTCATAGTTTTGTCTAATATTTCAGTTATTGCCTTTCTTAACTTTAAATTGTTTTCATCTAAATTACTGTCAGTAATCATTACCCAACAATTTTGTAAAGTATTTTTTGTTTCTTTAGATATTTTCTCTTTGTCCATATCTTATTTACTCCTTTACTGCTAAATTTGCTTTGATTAAATCATATAATTTTTCTAAGCACATATTATCGTTTTCTCTTTCTTGTCTATACACAATCTTTCTATTCCACGTATTTATATAAATATAAGTTGCACCATCAAAATTTCTTTCAGTAAATTTATATTATCCACAATCATCAAAGTATTTAAAACCATAAAGAATATTTAATTCTTTATTTTTAAAACCACCTGCCATTTAGCAATCGCCTCCATTCTCTGAAAGCAATTCTTCTATAATAGTATCTAAATCTATATTTGCCATTGCTGGAAGCCAATTTTTATATTCATTTGTCTTTATTATATAAAATGAATTTTTTTCAAAGTTTACCACATCTTTTATTTGATAAAACATATCTGTGTATTTTTGAATAGAAAATTTTGTCATTATTTCCTTATTATAGTCAACATTTTCCTTTATTTCTATATCAATGTTTGGTTTTTTATCACAAATTACTAACTCAAATATAGAAAATCTATTTACAATTTTCGGATATATTATAACTTTTATAAATTTATTTTCTTTATTAAATATTTTGCTAAAATATTTAATAAAAACTTGGCTATATTTTTTTAAATCATTTATTTTTACTTCTTTTAAATCTACATCATCTCTTATTTTTAACATATCTATTCTCCTCCTACTTTATAGCAATTAGCCTCAAACTGTTCATGTGTTAGTATTTCTAGTAATTCATATTCTCCATTTTTAATACTTTCTATTAATTCTTTATATTTAACGTCTGATGTACATTCATCTATTCCTAAAAACATTATCGTTTTATCAATTCTAACCTTTAGAACATCTTTATTTTCTACTAAATCTATTAATTGTTTGCTGTGTTTTACTATCACCTTTTTAAACATTTCATTACTGTAAAGTACGTCTTCTTTCATTCTAAAATCATTGATATAAATAATTCCGTCAAATCTATATATTCCAGCTTCATAATCTATGCTTTTAATTTGAGCTATTCTTCCATCTTTTGTTCTCACATATTCTCCAACTTCTATCTTTTCCATATAGCCTCCTATCTTTCTGGCATTTCAAATATATATGGTATAATTTTTATTTCAACATAATTTCGAGTTAGTTCTTCTTGTGTTTTTGAATTAGCCCTTTTGTATATTTCTTCTGATGAATATCTACATGCTATTTGTTGTAATACTTCTTTTGCTCTTTCTTCTGTTGAATATTCTCCTAATTTAAAACTATTGTACTCATTCAAAAAAACATATACTATTCCTTCTTGATTAATTCTGCATAATTGAATATTATTAAAATTTAATATTCCATTTTTATCTTGACTTATTATTATCATATTTATCTCCTTTCTTATTGCTGTAGAGCATCTATAAGCTCTATCTGTTGTTCTACTTTATTTTGTAATTCGTTAATTTTTTTCTGTTTATTCTCAGAATCTATCATTTCAACTGCAATAAAATATATGATAATGCATAATGCTATTAATGTCATACATATGTAACATGTGATATTTTCAATCGTTTTTCTATAATCCATTGTTTAACTCCTCCAATTCTACTATTACCTTACTACTATTCGAATACTCAAAGCTGTCAGTAAAGTTAGTTACTATTTTTCTATTATCGTCTCGTAGGACTCCTGCTTGTACTAATGCATCTAATATAAACTTTTTAGCAAAGCAAATATTGTCTAAGTCTCTTCTTTTATTCTCTTCTATCCATGTAAAATGACCAATTACGGGCTTGTCTATTTTGATATTCCCTAATTGCTGTTTTATGCAATTAATTATGTATTGCTGTTCTTTCTTTTTTGCTTCAGCTCCTGCATACTTGTTCGTTCTGTTATATTTTGTATATTCGTTTACTCCCATAAGCCTTTTATTAATTTCAAATTTATATCTCATCTTTTGTCCTTTCCGCTAATGTATCAAAACTTATTTGACCATCTGCTAATATTCCGTGTAATCTATCTAAACTTATTTTGTGATATTCTGGATCTATCTCTATTCCCAAAAATTGTCTTTCCAGTTCTTTAGCAGCTACACAAGTTGTTCCACTTCCGCTAAAACAATCTAGAACTATATCGCCTTTATTACTTGAATTTTCTATAAGTGTTTTTATTATTGACAAAGGTTTAATTGTTGGATGCTTGTATTTTTTCTTGTCTTCTACATTGCACTTAGTCGTCCAAACAGTTCTTTTATTTTCTACTGTTCCTTTAAGTTCTACGCCTTTATCTCTAAAAAATAAGCAATATTCTTTATCACATAAATACGTCCCATTAATCGTAGGAACTGGATTTGTTTTGTGCCATATTAATATTTCGTACAAATTGGTCTTTGCTAAGAAATAGTCTAAATACTTCTTTATTTGAGCCTTAGAACACCATATATATATATTAATTCTCTTCATTACCCTGCAAAATTCATCTAATATTTCTTCATTTATTCCTCTATCGAATTTTCCCTGAATGTTATCTAAAAATCGAGTTTTCCTATCTTTCAAAATTCCTGCTCCAGTTGTTATTATTTCGTATGGTGGATCTGTAATAATTAAGTCAATACTTTTATCAGGAATATCTTTTATTAACTTATAACTATCTCCTAATGTTATTGTATTTAACATGTTTTCAAATTTCATCTTAATTCTCCCTTTAAATTCAGTTCAATTTGTTTTCCTTGGTTATTTGTAACATATTTGCACTTCTTAACTCCCCTAAAATAGACACTCTCTAATTGTTGACAGCCTCTGCATAGTCCATATCTCAAGGCTTTTGCACAGATACCTTGTAACTCTGGATATTTCATAACTTATTCCTCTATATCAAAACCATGAGCTTTATACCAATATCTTTGTCTTTCTTTTTGTAGCTGTAAATCTTCTGTATATCTTTTTGCTCTGTCCTTCCATTCTTTAAAGCATTCAGGGCAATAGGCTCTTCCTAATACAAAAATCAAATACACATCATCTTGCATTATTTTACTGCAATCATCACATATTGCTAATCCTCCCCAGTCTAGACAATCTTCTATTGTGCATTTAATGTATGAATATCCTTGTTTTGTATAATTTAATTTTACTTTTTTCATTCACGCCTCCTAATAGATCCTTGAAATGTGATTCATGTTCAAAGCTTCAAAACCCTTTAGCGTTCTTTCGTAAACAGCTACTGTCTTGCCCGTATACTCACATTTCTTTTTATCTATCGCTTTAACCATTCCCATGTCTGCTAATTCTGACAAGCGTGGCGCGGTGTAATTCCTTTCCGTGCTAGGAATAAACCCTAAATCAAATAACTCCACAGCTAACTCTTTGGCCGTTTTAGGCTTGTCTAATCTATTCAATATCTGTATATATCTTATTTTTGTTTTATCTTGTATGTCATCAAAACTCATTTGTCTTGTAGTTTGTGTTATTGTACTCATTTGTTTCACTCCTTCCGTTACAAACCTAGCTCTTTTAAAGTATATTTCTTATTTACTTCCATTCCTTTATACATGCTATTATCTGTTATGTATGGAAAAACTAGTTTATCATTGTCCTCACAAACTATTCTTATATAGGGATTTATCTCTGTTATTTCTTTTTTCTTTTGTATAAATTGTATTCTTTTTCTGAATGGTCTAATTACCTCTGCTAAATATTTCTTTTCTGTTTCATCAAGTACTTCTTCTCTCTCAAATACTGTTTCGTATTTGACTGGTCTTTCGACTTTGACTATGTCGTTCTCTTCCTCACCATCTATGTCCTTCAAATCCTCTGTATAATATTTCAATAATACAAAATGATTACTGCCATAAAATTTATCTTCAAACACAATCTTCTTCCTGCCGTCTCTGTATGTAACTATATCTCCATCTTTTAAGTCTGATTTTGTAAATTGTTTTTCTACCAACGCTAATTCATTTTCTTTAAAAGTTTCTCTTATATCTTTTAACATGTATGGGTAACATAAATGTTCTCCTATTTCTGTGATTGTAGAAACTTTATTGAGATTTTTACATCTTTCTCCATCAATAGAACACTTAATTACTCTTACTTTATCTCCAACCTTAAATTTCATTTATTTTTCCTCCTCTTCTAATCTTTTAATCTCCTATCTGTTTTATAAAGTTACTTTGCAATTTTAATAATTGCTCTTTCATATTTTCTGGCAATAATCTTTGTTCTCTTTGTCTTTCCGTTATTATCTCGTATTGCTTTAAGAATTGCCCTTTTGTCACAGTATTTACTGTTGCTATATCCGTTCTAGCTAATTCTTTTACTTGTCTTACATTTCCAAAGAACTTCTTTACTTCTGGACTTGCTTTAGCAAACTCTTCTTCTGTCATATATCCACCACTACAAATCATTGAATATGCTTCATTCCAAGCTTCTATTGCAGTATTTTGACTGCTTGGGTTTATCATCTCTATTGCATTTTTTCTTATGTCGTGTATCGTTGGAGGATATGGACTTTCTATTATTGTTTTCTTTACTGCTTGCAAAACTAACTTATAATCTAAATCCCCTAGACATTCATACCAAGTATTTAACATTAGCTCTTTTTGTTTTTGTGATTTGTTTGATATAGCTTCATAGTTACCAGCTAAAAGAGTTATTATTTGCACCATTTCTGTCCTGCTCATCTTTTTCTTTTGCCTCCTTCCATAAATCCACAAAACCGTCTATTTTGTCTCTTTTTTTGTTATTATATTTTCCCTCTAGTATGGAAACTGCCTTATCTGGTCTTATAATAAAGTCAAAGTCTGCTTTCCAGTTTCTATCGTTGTCTCCTATAAGAAAATCACTAGTATTTGCTATTATGCAAACATCTATAAATTGCTTTTCTGTTAATTCTTTTAAAAGCTTATTTATGGCTGTTTTTCGTTTTGAAGTGAGCTTTTGAACTCGCGGAAGGTTTGGACAATAGGAATTGTAAATTCCTATAATATTATTATATTTATCTTTTACTTCTACTTTTTCATCTTCATTTACATCTACTTTAACATCATCATCTACATCTTCATTTACATTATCAGTTATTTTTGTTATGCCGTGTTATATCATTTATAACATTGTTATTTTTGTTATCTTCTGTTATAACATTGCTACTTTTGCTATCTTCTACTATAACTTCGTTATTTTTGTTATTCCATCTATTTGCCATTCCCTTCTTGCCTGCTTCACTTCTTTTATTCTTTGTGCCTTCCCATTTATCTCTATCTCTGTCTAGTTGTGCTTTTATAAACGAGAAAGCCATCTTCAATGTACCTTCTAGTTTAGGTTCTTGTTTTGTTTTCTCGTATTGCATTATTGCTCTTATAAGTTGCCCTAATTCTTCATCTGTTAATAAATTAAATTGTTCTTCATAGTCTAAATACATTAGAAAACTAACTTTCTCCATATGTTTTCTCCTTTCGTTAAATTGCAAAGGACATAGAAACCTTATAAGAATTTTATAAGATTATTTCCATGCCCTCCTTTCTTTAAATTTCTGTATTATTAATTAAACATTTTTAATATTTCTTTTGTTATTAAGTCTTTTGCCTCTTCTTTCGACATGTTATTTAAATCAAACTTTTGTATTTTAACTTTGTCAGTATCTAATATTGTCTCAGCTCGTTTTTCTTCCTCGTCTTCTAGTCCTAATTCAACTACTTGTTGTAGAACTTTTTGGGATATTCCTTCTTTTTTTAATGTTTTTATATAGCAAACCAGCCCTGCTAAAATCTCATCTGTCTTTCCTTCTATCTTTGTATATTCTTCTGTTATTTCTGCTCTAAAACTCATTTTTATTTTCTCCTTTTTATAAATAATTCTTGCCATACCTCTGTATAAAATCTTCTTTTGTTTTGTTATAATGTTCTTGCCAAGCCTTTTGAGCTATTATTTTTAACCATTCCCATTTCTTAGGGTTAAGATGAATTGAATCATTGCTTGTTCTATGCATGCCAGGTGTAATGAATATTACTAATCCATCTTCAATAGACTTATCTCTATTACTTGTCCTGCCTTCAAAAACTTCATGTCTTTCTAATCCGCTCATACCTTTCCGTTGAATACAACGGATTGGTTGGCATTATACTAAACTCTTTCATCTATCCACCTTAACCTTTCAATTTCATTTGGTGTTAGTGTGCATATTCCTAACTGTTGTGCTTCTTGTATTACACCATCTAAAAGCACTCTAAATTCGTTTTTGTCCATTTGAGAACTGCCTTCATATACTTTATATATCTTGAAATTTACACCGTTTATTTTGGTTTCTCGTTCAAATTCGTAATATTTAAAAAACTTTGATACATCAATATCAGCTCTTATTGTTACTAGCATTGATTGTGAATAGTCTTTTATCATCTTTAAATATGTATCTTCTTTAGATAATCGCATTTTATTTGCTATTTCATTGATTAAACTCCACATGTAAGCATTTTGTGTTAGAGTTCTTTTTTCTTTGTGCTCTTTAACTTCAAATAACTTTTCTCTGTTTTGATTAAATAACCATTTAACTAATGCCTCTGCTGTTCCTATCATCATCTGCCTCCAAATTAAAATGGTAAATCATCTGAATTATTTATCTCAAAATCATCTGTAGCTTGCACCTCGTTTTGTGTTGCATCTTTTTTGTCCCCAGCAAAATATGTTTCTTCTGCTATTACCTCTGTTACATAGTGCTTTATGCCTTTGTCATCATCATAGTTTCGTGTTTGTATTCTTCCTATTACTCCAACTTGTTGACCTTTCCTAAAGTATTTACTTACAAATTCTGCTGTCTTATTCCATGCAACGCAGTTTATAAAATCAGCTTGTCTTTCTTCTCCTTGCTTAACAAATCTTCTATTTACTGCAAGTGTGAAACTTGTTACTTGTGTGTTTGTACTTTGTGTATATCTTGTTTCTGGATCTTTAGTTAGTCTCCCTAATAAAATTACCTTATTCATGTTGTTTTGCCTCCTTTGCTTTTTTTATTGCTTCTAATATTTTTACGTATTGACTTGCTGTTAGATCTGTTGTTTTTGAGATTTTATAATTCTTTTGTAGCAACTCTTCAACATTCCAGCCCATTTCCTTCATCATTGCTTCTACTTTTTTTGCATCTGCTTCGCTAATTTTATTATCTGTAGTATTGCTTTTCTTTGTTGATTGTTCTGGCGTTTCACTGTCTGGATCCTTCATTTCGTCTGTTGGAATACAGAATACTTGAAATAGTGCATATTTCATTGCTATTGCCATCGCCTTGTTTGTTGCTTTATCTCCACTATCCATTCCTTCTCCAATCGTGATTGCCTCAACACTACTTCCATCTTCTGCATAGAATTTATATTTTATTTTGCATATTGAATAGATTAAATTTCCACCTTTAGAAGTTGTTCTTTCTTCTCTCATTTGCTCTAATATCTCTGGCACTATAAAAACTTTATTCTTGGCTAATAGTGGTTGTAATGCATTCATAACATCATCTATTCCTCTATACATAAAGCCTTGAGTTTTATTTCTTTGAGTTTTTCCTATACTCGGAACCTCTTCCATAATTTTCGTTATACTTTGATATATATTCATCATTTAATACTCAACCTTTCTCCTCTTGGCTCCAAATGAGCAAAAGGTAATTTCTTGCCTTCTTCTAATGCTTGTCTTATTTTGTCTGTGTCATTTTCTACTACTGTTTTTGTGTATTCAGCAGGCACTTCACTATCTATTGTTAATGCTTGCTTTCCGCCATTCTTTGCTATACTAAAATCAAATAAATTAGTTGAGAGCTTTGACTTTCCCATTGTTTTCATCGCATTATAAATACTTGTTTTCAATGTTTTTACTCTATTGTCTAATACCTTTGACCTATTAATTTGCTTCTGTCCCTCTTCTTTGTGAGCATTTGATTTTGCTTCTACCTCTCTAATTATCTTTGCAACATTCTCTATCTTGTCATCCATGTCTCCCTCAATACTCTCTAATGTGTCAAATATCATTTGTTCATCTATATCATCTTGATACAGCATGTTTATTACTTCTTCATAACCATTGCTTAATTCATATAAATTATTCATTACATACCCTCCATTTCATCAAAAACTCTATCTTCATAATCTCTGTCTGCTTCTTCAAGCTCATGTTCGTATCTTGCTTGTCTATCTTCTGAATCCGTCGTTTCTATAATATAGCCATTTACTATTCGTATCATATCTGTTCCTTTCCACAATGTGGACAATATTTATAAGTTTCTTCTAGTGTTTTTCCACAGTTGTAACAAACTCTGATGTCCTTTCTTTTAGAAATTTCAATTTTGTCCCCTACTTGTAATATCTCAAGAGGTTCTCTAATCTCTATGTTTAAATTTTTTCGTATTTCCATTGGAATAACAATTCTTCCTAATTCATCTAGCCTTCTTGTAATTCCTACCGCTTTTCCCATTTGACTTTCCTTTCTATCTTGTGCTATAATTAGTACAAGAGTTCATATTTATGTAATTCAATTGAGTTAGTTTTTTGATTGGTAGTCGCAAACTGACTCATTTTTTTCGTCTATCAATAGCTCATATATTGTATTTGTAGCCATTTCAGATATTCTCTTCTTTATAACTTCTCTATCTAAATTGCTTTCATTTAGATTTCTTATTTCTTGCAATACTCCTGCAAGGCTTGTTTTTACATCTTGAATTTCTATTTCTTTTCTATCAATTACTCTTGTTAGCTCTCGTATTGTTTGAGCCTCATCTATATTCTTTTCTGCCATACTATTTCACTCCTTTCAATTCTTTTAATCTTAGCTTTAATTTTGCCATTGTAATTACGTGCCATATATAACACTTGTCTAATTTATCCATTCTATTCCTCCTTCGTTATTTTAATATCCACATTCCGTAGAATGCTCCAACTGCTAGTCCAAAACTCATACAGTTTACTATCTCTAATAATGTCTTTTTTATTGCATTCTTTTGTTTCTTACTCATATTTATCATCTCCTTTCTACTAACATTTTTGTTATTAAATTTAATGTTGTTTCTGCTTCAATTCGCTTTTTTCGTTCTTCCTCATACAATTCCTTTGAAACTGTATTTCCACCAACCTTGATTTTATATTGTCCTCCTGGAGTCTTTCGATATTCAAGTTCTCCGTTATTTATCATTTGAAGGACAACCTCGTATCCTAGCTTATAGCGTTTCATATACTGTCTTAGGCTTATCCATTCTTCCATTTTTTCACGCCCTTTACTGTTCTATCATAGGAACAATTCCATTTTTCTTTAACAACTCATAAAGAAATAGTCTGCCCTTTTGAGTCCATTTTGTATTCATTGTTACATCTTTTCTTCCATCCTGATGAGTGTATTCAACTGTTTCACTATGTGTATATCCACAATTATGATAATTACTATACAAAAACCATTGATGTCCTTGTTTAAATTGTACCTTTAATTCATGTAATTTTTGATTTAATGCTTTTGCAGACATTCCATAATCTTTTGCAATTGCTGTTATAGTTACTAGTGCTTTACTTTGTAATATTTGATCTAAATAATCTGCTTTGGGTTTTAATTCTCCTATTAATTGTTTCTGCTGTGTGTTTTCTAGTTGTAGTACGTTTAGTCTGCTCTCTGCTATTTTTAATGCTCTTGCCATTATTTTCTCTGGACTATTAAAGTCTTTTTCTACTTGTATAAAATATTGCCTTACTTTTTTGCCATTTTCATTTCTTTGTATCATTGCAATTTCTTTTGCCATATCTAACTTAATTGCATGGTCACTATATGTTGTTTCATTTCCTTGAGCTGTTACTCTTTTTTGAGTAATAGTACAATAATCTTGATTTTCTACAAATCCATAATCTTTCATTCTATTAAACCAATCATTGTATCTTGTACTCACTCCTAATACTTCGTATAATTCTCTGCCATTTACTATTGGCTCTTGATTTTCATTTACTTCAATTTTAATTAATTCTTTCATGACAAGCTCCTTTGGTTATTTTTTTAACCATTATTCTAAAAAAATAAAATCTTTGTAATTCAAATTATTATTTTCACAAAAATTTATTATAGCATTGCAAACTTTTGAGCTAGCAGCATTAGCTTTTTTATTTAGTATTTGATTCAAATAACATCTATCTATCTGGA